CATAGGTATGCAGCGGGGGCGCTAGCGCCCCCGCTGTCCATCAGTTGCCGGCCATAACGACCCAGTTCGTGCCATCTTCGCAAACCAGCGTGGCCCAAGCGCCCGCCGAGGCGGCCAAAATGGCCGTGGCAGCAGTGTCCGAAGTACGCGGTTTGACATTAGACGAGGCAGAAACCAAGGTGTACGTTGCCGACAGGTTTTTGACAAACACAACGCGGCCAATCTGTTCGGGGCCAGACGGCAACGTCACGGTGACGTTAGCCGAAGCGCCGTTGGCGATGACAAAGTTCTCAGACTCGCCCAGCGTAAAGCTGGCAGTCTTGGTTACTGGAGCGTTCAGATAGAACGCCGTCAACGCCGGGTCAGAATAGGCCACGCCTACAGGACGAAGATTAGGCATGACAAATCCTTTCAGATAAGGGGGCCGCAGCCCCCTTGGTTCTTAGGCAATACGATAGATCGTGTAAGCCGCGTCGCCCGTCTTGCGGAAACGGAACGTACCAGACGTGTTGTTCGTCTTGGTCAGCGCGTCTTGGATGATATCGTTGCCAACCAACGTGTTGCCCGCGCCGGCTTGGAACGTCACGTCATTGCCTGCGTCATCACCGATGTTGATGAACGAGCAGTCAAACGACGAGCCGACCTTCAAGCTTGGGAACGCCGCGTCCAGCAGCGCGCCAGTCGGGAACACATAAGTGCCCGCGCTGGTGCTACCAGCGTCCATCGTGCAAACGCCCGCCGCCAGATCCGCAGCAGTGATGGTGACCGACGCGCCGGTCAAAGCGACCGGAGTGCTGGTGTTGACAAAGGTTACTTCACCAAGATTGCCATCGCCGACTTGATAGCCGCCAGCGCCATTGGAAAGAGCCATGATTAAATCCTTTCAAAAAGAAGTTTAGCCCCAGAGGCGGCAGCCGAGCTGCGGACGAATGACCGAGTAGCCGTAGAGGACGTCAATACGGCAGGGCATCCTGTCGTTGTTGATGTCGTACTGGCGCACGATCCGCATGGAGATCCCGTTGTGAACCTGGCGGCTTGCCATGTCCACGCCCTGCGGCATCACAAGGTCAGCGGTCGCAAACGCGATCGCGTCTTTGTGGTAGAGCAGGTTCTGCGGGTACTGGGTGCTGGCGCTGCCCAAGAAAGTCACCGTCGCGCCCGATTGCGGGAACGAGTCCACGGTTGCCAGAGCCTGACCGGAGGTGTAGATCGCCGGGCTGACGCTGACCGTGTACGCCCCGCCCGACGCAGTCGCGTCGGCGGTCGCTACGAACTGCTGAAGCGAGCCGGTCGACTCACGGGTTTGCGGGTTGACCGCAAACACGCTGCCGATCGTGAACACATCGCCCTTCTTGATGGTCTGCGTGCCGGTGCCGGTGATCGCAACGGTCGTCGCGCCCTGCGTGCTGACGGTGGTGGTCACCGTGTGCGCGCCGGTGCGAGTGCCGGTCGTGTGCTGCTTGATCGACTGCGACATCGCCATCTCGTCGTAACCCAGAATGCCTTCGCCCATCAGGCCCGACTTGAACTGACGGCTGATGGTCGACACCGGGTTGAACAAGCCCTTCATGCCCTCGACCAGACCGGCGTTGGCAGCCGGATTGACGGTGGCGTAGCGCGGGCTCATCGGCGCGGCCGCTTCGTTCAACTTCTGCTGACCTTGGAGCAGCACCAGGCTGGTCGACGGAACGGTGCCAGGCGTGCCGACCGAGGCAAAGATGCCTTGGTAAGCGTTCGCCACGTCGGCGTCGATGCTGGAGGCCAGCTGACTAACCCGAGGCTTCAGCACACGCTCGGCGAAGTCGTCAAGCTGCATGGTGAGTTCGGCAGTCGTGAAGTTGATGCCGATATGCTTCTGGCTGGAGACGGTGAGCGTGGTGAACTGCTCGTTGTCGTCCTGCACTTGCAGCGCGGCGCCATCGGTCACCAGCGCGCGGTCCGGCAGACGGATACGAAGGGTCGTACCGATCTTGGCGCCTTCCTGCGCGAACGAGTTGTCGTACTGACGGTTTACGTTACGGGTGATCACAAGGTTGTTCTCAAGGATTTCGAGAGCCTTCCTCGTGATCATGTCAATCGTAAGAATGCTATTTGCCATGATGGCTCCTTAAACTTGCTGTTGGGCTTGCCACTTGCGGATCTGCCGTTGGCGCTCCGCTTCGATCCACGCAGTAGCATCCATCGCTTTGACCGAGCGAGGGTCCGTGGTGTCGTAAGCGGGCGTTCCGGCCGTTCGCGCTGTGACAGGCGTGATGGGCGCCGGGGCGCTCGACTGTTTCTTGACCGGCATTGGATTGCTGGCAATCTTTGCCTCAATCTTGCCGATCTCCTTGGCCTGCAAGATCGGGCTCAAGCGGGAGATGCGATCAGCTTCCTTCGGATGACTGCCTAAATAATAGGCAAGGTCAGGACCAACGTCAGAAGCTTGAATCGTCTGCGCCATCACGGTGGTGATTCGCAGGTTCGGGTTGTAGGCGACCGTTTCAAAGTCGTCGTACTTGTCCCGCGCTTGCTCTTCCCGTTCCGCGTACGTCTCCAGCAGCTCGGCCTGTTGGCGCTCCATGTCCCTTTGCTGGAGAAGCTGTTGAGCCTTCTGTTCGGCCAGCGCTTGCGCGTAGGCTTCAACCGACTCAAACTGCTCTGCCGGCGGCAGTTCCTTGGGCGTCTCGGACGTTTGCTGCTGGGGGCGCTGTTGGCGCTCCCACTTGCGCTGCTCTCGCGCAAGCCGTTTGGCAACGATGGCGTCAAGCTCTTCTTGAGTGAAGGTCTTGGCCGCTTCCGGCGTTTGTGGTGCTGCTTCAGCAGATTCAGGTGCCGTAACCTGGGGCTCTGCTGGCGCGGAGGTCTGTTCGACTGGTACCGCTACTTCTTGGTCTGACATGGTTGATTCCGAAGAATCCCTAGTGAACCGCACTAGTACGGAAAGTATTACATCATACAGCTAAAGACGCAACCTTATCTTGCAACGCTTTGACGCGAGCGTCAAGATTAGCGCGGTCGGCGGCCAAAGTTTTTTCCAAAGACGCCAACCTAGATTCTTTATCTGCGAGTTGTTTTTCAAGCGCAGCAGCGTTAATTTCGCGACGGCTGATGTCGGCAACGCGCGCGGTATAGCTAGCGTCAAATTCTTTTTCGCGAACTTCAAAAGACTGAACTGCGGCGTCAAGTTTTGTTTGCGCCGTTCTGATGCCAGCCATTGCGGAATCGTACTCAGCTTTTGCTTTTGATGTCAAATCCGCATATTGCGTTTTAGCGTCTTCAAGTTTAGCCGCCGCTTCCGCTCGCAAAGCGTTTGCCTCGTCAACGGCTGTCAAGGCGCCTTGTCGCCTTGCCAGTTCGTCGCGCAACTGCGCCATCGCAGCCAAGTCTTTAGGCAACTGATTAGTGAAATAGTCAATGTAGTCAATTTGCGGTCTATCGTTAGAAATGTTCATGGCAACCTCAAACGTAATAGGTGACATTAAGTTTAGCCGTGCCGCCATACTCAATGAAACGAATTTTTGTTAGATCCCCATCGTACTGAAGCGTGACCCCGGCTGCAAGAGGCATTCCTACCGTGCTAGTCGGGTCCGTGTCGTCATCCCGCCAGCGCACTGAAGCGCTTTCAGGAACAATAATTGCAATGGCCGGACGGCAAGCTAAACCATTGAGATCAGTTGTCGGCACAGTCAAACTTTGTGCAGATGACAAGCTAGTGATCTGTTGATAGCCTAATCGCGTGGTGATGGCTTTGAGGTTTACTGACATGTTCAAAATCTCCAGCGTTCTGTGAACGAACGCAAACGAATGTACGAAGTGTTGTAGGTCGGCGCCGGGGTCGGGCCTGCTTCCTCTGGTAGCGAACTAAACGACAACTGGGCAAAAGTTGCAAAACCAAACATATCACACCGCCTGCAAGTCAGCCATGTCAGGCTGTGCGTTAAGTAGCGCAATCAATGCCTGTTTTTGCTCAAGTGTCAGAGCGGCAAGCGGATCTGCCACAGGCTCCGGCGCAACAGGCTCGGGCGCTGGCTCAAGCGTCCACACTTGCCTCCAGACTCCATGCTCGTCTTGTTGCGGATCTTGCTCGACCGCAATCATGCCGGTTGACCTGGGCATCTCTGTCGGCATGACCAACGGTATTCCCGCCTCTTCCAGAGCAGCAAGATTGACGTTTTGCGGGATCGACCCATCAGGGTTTAACAAGAATTGTTTTCGCATGACAACTTTTAGAAGAACGTGATAACGATGACATACCCATCCGCGCCATTGCCACCAGCACCGCTGTTGGTGCTACTACCACCAGCAGCGCCGCCGCCACCACCACCACCTGGGAATCCTCCAGCACCACCAGCACCAGCAGCACCAACAGAATTCGATGATCCTGCACCACCACCGGAACCACCAAAAAAATATGTCGTTGTCGCGCCACCAGCACCACCAGCACCGCCAGCAGATCCGGCAGTCCCGCCACCACCAGTCGTCGCTGTTGAACTGGAATTGATTGAACCACCTAAACCGCCAGCGCCCCCGGAGCTTTGAGCTGTTGATCCTATGGCATTGCCACCACCACCACCGCCGCCGCCAGCCCCAATCGATCCTCTAGATCCAGCGCCGCCTGTTCCATTTGCGCCTGCCCCTCCGGTATTTGTATATTGTGTCGTCCCAGTAGAATAAACAACGACATTGTTTCCACCGTTTCCACCAGCCCCGCCAGCCCCGCCTGTCCCGCCAGCCCCGCCACTCCCGCCTCTGGCTTGAACCCAGCTTCCAAAGCTAGAGCTGTCCCCCGCGATGCCGTTTGCCCCAGATGTGTCGTCAGTAGTTCTTGCAGCACCGCCTGTCCCGCCACTTCCAACAGTTACCGTTTCAGTCGGCCCAAGCAATGATGCTGCGACAAAAAGATCAGTACGCCCCCCAGGGCCGCCACCACCGCCGCCAAAGCAAGCAGTAGTAGATATGCTTGCAGTAGCGCGCCTCCTACCAGAACCACCACCACCACCACCACCAAACACAACCACATAGACCATTTTGGCCCCGGCTGGCTTAGTCCAGTTTGATGTGCCAACGCTAGTGAAGTCTTGAATGTTTGCACTAGAAATACCACCTCCTCCGACAGCCCATGCAAGGCCGGTTGCGGTGCTACTGTCAGCAGTCAAAACATAGTTATCTGTTCCGACCGGCAAACGGACATTGGATGTTCCATTGTTGACAAGCAGATCCCCTTTGGTTGTCAAAGGAGCAATCTGATCCGCTTGCGACAATACTTTTACCGTACCGCCGCTGTCTTTGAAGTACAGCTTACCGTCAGCAGTGTTGACCACCAACTCACCAGCAGACAGGCTGACAGCAGACGGAATCGCTCCGGGGGTGCTGCTATTGCGAAGCTGAATTGTGGTGACGTTGCCTGCATAAGACGCCGTTGTAGCAGGAACGATGTCTGACCCATCAACATAAACTGAGCGCTCTGCTGGATACGTCAGAAACACATCCTTACTGCCAGCACCCCAACTGACAGCGTTTCCGGAATTATTAGAGGCGAGGATCGTGTCTCGGCTAAGAGTCGTGCCAGACGCTGTATATGTCCCGATACCAACTTCCCAGTCAGTACCATTAGTGACCGTGTAATAGGTCGTGTTGCCATCACCAACAACGGAAAACGACTGGTAGCCAGTAACAGCACCGGCTAGTGTATAAGTGCCAGTGCTGGTGGTGGTCGTAGTCTCTCTTACACGGTCTTTTAGAACAAGCGGCATAATTATCTAGGCCAAAAATTTCAGCTTGTAGAGCGTGGTAAAGTAGAGCGCGAGTATCTCATCGATGATGTTCTGCAAGGTCGTGTCTTCCTTCTTCACCACCTTGTACCGCATCTCTTCGATGTCCTTGACCTGCCCTTCCAAGAAGTCCACGATGTTGCCGGTTCGCTTGGCTGATTGCAGCGCGATGGCACCAATCAGACCGTACTTGCCTTGGTAGGTTTCCGCGAACTTGTCCGCAAGGTCGATGATGCCGTCGTAGAACTCGTTCAACGCAACGTGCTTGGCGTATGACCGCGTCGCCAAGTGCGTCGAGTGCGCGACATCGCGAGCAAGGAACATCTGACCGATAAACACTTCGCACGTCATTGCGGCATCCCCATGTCGAGCGGCAGTTGCTCCATCGGAGGCTGCATTTCAGGCATCTGCGGCATCGGAACCGACTGCTCCATGACGTCACGCAGCGTAATCACCACGATCTCCTGCACCTGCTCGGGCGTCATGCCCGCTTGGACAGCTTGAATCCGCTTGGTTTCGGCATTGTACTCTTCGATCCGCAGTTTCTGCGCTTCCATCGACTCGCTGACAGTCTTCAGCATCCCGTGCAGTTGGTCAAGCTCCTGACCCATCGCCTGGATCTGCTGGTTGGCCATCTGCAAAGCCGGGTCGTCTTCGTCTTGCAAGAGTTTCGGGTCGATCGTCTTCTTGAGCCGCTCGGCAAGCTCCTGTGCGCCTGGCCAGTCCATGTTCTTGACGAACAGGTCGCCAGCGACCGCCCAGAGCTGCGGGTTGCCTTGCAGAATCTGCCCCATCGCGTCCATCGCTTCCTGACGCTTGGTCAGGTAGCTTGGGCCGGTCGTGACCTTGACGTCGTACTTGCCGACCGAGGGGTTGTAGATCTTGTCGATGACGACGCCCTGCTCGTTCACCACCCGCCGCACCGCTTCCGGCTGCGTGGGGTCGATCTTGACCATGTTGGACTCGCCGTCCAGACCAATGATCCGCGCGATGCGCTGGGTATCGTAGATTTTCGGCACCAGATCGATGATCTGCCGCGTGATGTGACGCACGGCGCGGGCCAGATTGTCGACGTAGTGATAAGTGCCTGTGTTGCTCTGCTGCTGACGCGCAAGGATCGCACGGCCAGACCGTTCGTTCGAGGTCGCGCCCAGACTCGGGTCGTACTGACCTGTGGTCGCCTTGAGATCGTCTGACGCCCCAAGTTTGGCCTGAATGAGGCCAGGTTGGGCCATGACAGGCGGCGAACGCTGCGGCAGCGGCAACGGTGCGCCCATGCCGTCTGTAGCGTCTGGATTGACCTCAAGATACGGCCAGTTGTTGATGTTGGCCGTCTTCCACTGGTGCTCGTAGCCCTCGAACTGGCCGCCGTAGCCGATAAACGGCGCTTTGGGCGCCAGCGCCAGCATCTCGGCTTCTTGGCTCGTCCAGTAGTTGTAGAGCCGCTGGGCGTCCTTGGCGTTACGCACCAGACCCGAGATCTGCACCTCGCCGTCGATCTCAAACTCGTTTCCGACCACTCGAACGACCGGAATCCACTTGCCCGGCCATTCCTGCTCTTCCAACACCTCAAAACCGTTGGTTTTCAACCATTTGACGGTTTCGATCGTCACTTTCCGCTGCCGGGTGGGCCGCAGGCCCATCTGACGCATCTGCTTGTCCTGCGGGTCGCCCTGATAAGCGAGCGTGCCGTCCGGGTAGAGGTTGAGCGTGGCGTCCTTGGGCTCTTTGTAGAAATACTCCGCGATCCGGATCGTCATCTCGTTGATCCAGACCGACAGGTTGCCGTCACCGACACCTTCTGACTGGATGGATGTGATCGGCGTTGCGTTCGGGAACATCCGCTCGTACTCATCCTTCGGAATGTCTTCCGTGATGAAGCACCACTTGGCGTCCGAGCCGCACGGGTCTTGGATCGTCGGGTCCATGTAGACCGAGAACGGGTTGCGAATGCGCCCGATCTTGATGTCCTGATCGAAGCTCTTCTCGTCGCAATACTCGGTCAAAAGCCGAATGTAGCCCTCGCCTTGCGTCACCTGGCACTCGCACGCGGTGTCGTAAGCGACATCCGCATCCGAGATGTACTCAATGTGCCGCACCAGCCCGTCAAAAATCTCCGCGACCTCAATGTCTGCGTTGTCGTCAGCCGGAATGACCTTTCCGGACGGCCGGTTCTGCCGCTGGTCGTTTGTGACTTGTCTGACGTGCTGCGGGAGCTTGTTGATCGTCAGGCAGGGCCGCGCGTTGATCGTCTGGCCTTGGGCGCTGCCGCGTGTTTTCAGCACGTCAGCGGGCCATTGGAAGTTGTTGTCGGGCGAGCCTGCAAAGAACCGCAGGTCGTCCAACTGGTCTTGCCGGCTGTCCGAATAGGCGTCCAGCGCAATCCGCAGCCGCTTACGCATCTCCGACAGCATCTCTGCCGTGTTGCGCTTGGCGCGGCGGGGCGCTGCGTCCGCGTCGGCTACCTGCGCGGCCCCGTACAGACCGTTGTCATCGTAAGCCATTACTTACCTTTGCCTCGTTTGGCTGCTGCGGCTTGCGACTGCGCCCTACGCTGTGTGCTGTACGCGATCGCGACCGCTTGGGGCTGCGGTTTGCCGTGCGCCATCTCGGTTTTGATGTTTTTTCGGAAGGCAGCCTTGCTGGGCGACTTAACGAGCGGCATAACTACCTCTTTTTGGCTGTTTTGGCCGACTCTTTGAAGTCTTTGGCCGTTGGCGCGCCCTTGGCGCCCGGTTTTCGCATCTTCTCGCCGCTGCCAGCTGCGATACGGGCGCGTTTTGCGTTGATATTGGCGTAAAGCCCAGGTTTTGTCGCCATGTCAGCACTTCCACCGTTTGAGCGCCGCTTTGGCGCGTTCGCCGTCCTTGGCCTTGGCTGCTACCCCGCCCATACGAGCGCAAAATGACGCTTTCCGGCCTTTGTCAGCCTCCGTCTTGGGGCTGGGCGCGGGCGCCTTCAGGTTGCTGCCTGTCTCGCGGTTGTATTTGGCCCGCCCCTTCGCGGTCAGCCCCGCGCCTTGGCTCGTTGGCAGCTTCTCGCCACGCCCGACCGACAGACTGACTGATTTCTTGGCCATCAATACCCCATCCAGCCCGACCGGACGGCGTCGGGGCTACTGTATGAACGAGTGATAGCGCTTGTGCGGGCCTCGGACGACTGCCGCGAGGCGACCGGAAACGCGAACGTACACGCCAGCGCGTCTGCTGCGTCAGGGGAGGCTAGCCCGCGTGCTTTCATGTCCTTCTTGCTCTCCAAGAAGACCGTTCCCGATGAGTCGGGCTTGACCTTCGGCCCGGTGAGGTCGATCTTGAGCTGCCGATCGGCCGGTATGTGCGCGGACTTTAGCCACTCCCGCATTGCGCCCCAAAGCTCGGCGCGCTTGTTGCCCCACATGACCGGGTTCTTCGACTTCCAACCAAAGTTGACCCCACGCACCTTATACCGCTGTTCCGTCAGCCGGTCAAGTATGCCGTAGCCGAGCCCGCCCTCGTCAAGCACCGTGAGCGTGGGCTTGTACTCCTCGATCGCATCGATCACGTGCCCGACCACCGTCATGGTGTCGTCGCCCCTGTACCGCTTGATGTGCAGCAGGTCGCGCCCTTGGCGCACGACGATCACGGTGCTGTCGGCGCCCGACCGTGCCGGGTCGACGCCGATCACGATGGGCGCGTCCGGATCTTTATAAGGCTTGCGCTTGGCCGCCTCGTCGGGCAGGTGCGGCGGGATGAACTGGTCGTCGCCTGTCGCCGGGAACTCACCGTACACCTCGATCCGCGCCTGCGGGCTGTCCTCGCCGTACTCCGCGATGATCTGCTCGTAGACGCTCTTGTCGGTGTCCTCGACGTCGCGCGCGTCGATGTTCTCCGTGACCCAGAAGTCACGTTTTGAATTGAAGCACTCAAAGAAGTACCCTGAGTTGCGGCGCGGGTTGCTGAACGCACACCAGAACCGGTGCGGCGTGTTCTCCGTAAAGAAGCCCTGCGCCACGTCCCAGATCGAGTCCGGTATGCCTGACGCCTCGTCGAACACCAGGAACACCCCGTCTGTGTTGTGCAGACCCGCGTAGGCGTCCGGGTTCTCTTCCGACCACAGGCGCCCCTCGATCGACCAGAACCGAGTCCCTTTCTTCAGATCCCGCTCGACCAGCTCTGCGATCCACTTGGCCGGGCTGACCCTTGTCGCGCTGATCTCGAACCAATGACTGTTGATCAGTAGCGCGAGCCACTTGGTGATCTCGGCCCAGGTGATCGACCGCAGCTGCGCTTCACTATTAGCGGACACGATCGTTGTGCTGCCGATGCGTGTTGACAGCATCCACAGCACCAGCCAACTGACAAGCGCCGACTTGCCGATGCCGCGACCGGAGGCGACCGCCATCCTGAACACGCTGTAGTCAACCTTGCCGCCGTTCTCACGGATATGGTTTGCGATGCGCCGCAGGATGCGCCGCTGCCAGGCGCGCGGGCCTTTGTGCTTGGTGAGCGGTGTGTGCTCCTGCCCCCACG